GGAGCTTTATACATAGAAACCCCAGAGGCAGGGGCAAACCCAGACTTGCAGTTTGCTGATCCTACTCATGTAAGATGCTATCGAAAGCACACTTTCATAAACTATTTTACTCTATCTGAGGCTCATAAGTTTGGCTACACTGACAAGCTCTGGGCTATCATGCACATAGAAACTAAAGATGGAATCCTTATTGTCCACTTAACACCCATAAAATGAGAATCTTAATCGTTGCCCTAGAATACTTAGAGCCTGAGTGGTTAGAGACCCTAAAGTGTATCGAGGAAACTGGGTTACCTTATGAAATAGTCAGTCGCGATGGGGTAGGAAATATGTCAAGGGCTTACAATACAATCATAGCCAAAAACAAAGAGGCAGACTATTATTGGTTTGTTTCAAATGTAACCTTTAAGCCTCAGATGCCTTATGAGTTGGCGATGGCTTGCGAGACATTAGGCTGGGCTGGCATCCATCCGGCTATGCCTACCTCTGATCACAGGTTTCAATGGCCTAACGGACACGAACCCAAAGAGACCCCTTTTATCGAATGGACCGCCCCAATGGTTAATGCAGAGGTATTTAACTCTAACCCTTTGGATGAGATGCTGCCTTATTACTACATGGACCTTGATTGGTGCCATCGAGTCAAACCCAGAAAAGTAGGAGTGCATCATAGCCAAGTCATCGGGCATACCTATCTAAGAAACAAAAAAGAGCATTTTATCGGTCAGCTCAGAAAGCAGCTCAGAAACTACTGGACCCCGATCAGTCAAAGGCACATGCTACAAAAATGGGGTAAAAACTGGCAACAATATTTATGGCCTAAATAAAACAAATAAACTATGAAACAAACAGCAGTAGAATGGTTGTTAAATGAAATTGCAGATAATTCCAAAACACATAATCAATGGAAGAGGGTGATAGAACAAGCCAAAGCAATAGAGGAAGAGTATAAAGCTAATATAAGAAGAGCAATAGCTGATTATATGTATTCAGAAGGTTGCGCTTGTTGTGAGGGGAAAGACCATAAAGACCACGCTGAAAAAATAGCAAAACTCCTTGATGTCCCAAAATATGAAGACGGGTCAGGTTATAATTTTTATCAATTTAGAAACATATAATATGAACAACGAATTTATCCCCTATAAACAAGCATTAGACCTTAAAGAGTTAGGTTTTGATGAATATTGTTTTTTTGATTATAATAACGAAGGTGAAATTACTAATGTTGGAATTATACCCGCACCACTACACCAGCAAGCATTTAGATGGTTTAGAAAGAAGTATGGATTATGTATAGTGATTAAACCTATTGATGATAAAAAACTTGAGTTGGGATATAATCTCACCAAAAATGGTTTGATTATGAGTCCACATCTTACCTACGAAGAAGCAGAACTTGCTTGTCTTAAGAAACTAATTGAGATAATTAAAAACAAATAATATGACAGCAGTAAGTTGGTTAGCACAAGAACTCCCAAAGATTGATATTAGATCTTTAGGTGATTATTTAAAATTAGTTGAACAAGCCAAAGCAATGGAGAAAGAGCAGATGATAAAAGCACATTTAGAGGGCTGGTCAGATGCTTATGATTATTTACAAGACAATGGAAATAAACCTGCAAGACAAGCAGAAGAATACTACAACGAAACATATAACAAATGACAACACTAGAACTACATGGAATTTATCATGAATTATCCTTTTGGCAGCAATTTGTAAAAACAGACCGCTTTTTACAAGGTTGGGTAAAGAAAGTAAAAACACCCGAGCTGAACCAAGAAGTGGCTGATTTTATTTTATCTGTGCCTAATCAGAAAGTATTAGATGTAGGCTCAGGGGTTTGCTCAATACTAAATGGATTAGTAAATGTAACGCCTTGCGACCCACTCGGAGACCTTTACAAACTTATATTTGACTTTGAGAGACACAAACTAGTAGCCCCACTAACCTACCCAGCCGAGGAACTGACCTACAAAAACGAATTTGATATAGTTCACATATCCAATGCCTTAGATCATACCCAAGAGCCTAGAAAGGCCCTAGAATGTCTATTGCAAGCTGTAAGGCCAGGAGGATATTTAATCGTGCAAGGGTTTTTTAACGAGGCAACCCATGAAAACTGGCAAGGTTTCCATCAATGGGATATCTCTTTAGATGATGATGGCCTTATGGTCATTTTAGGTAAAAAGGACAAGACAATCATTGCATGGCCTCCACATAAGTTTGCTACCGTACATCTTTTAGGTCGGGATTGGTATTATTGGATAGTAAAAAAGTAAAACATGGTTATTTGTTGTGATATCGATGGATGCTTAACAGATGGCAAAATCTGGGTAGATCATCAAGGAAACATTATTAAGTCTTTTAATAACAAAGACATTGGGGCGATAAAGGAGCTAATCTCTATGGGCTATCAGGTCCATTTAGTAACCGCAAGCAGTTGGCCAGGTGCAGAGCAATACCTACGGAGGTCTGGGGCTCAATTGCACATCATACGAAATAAAGAGACTATCCCCTTTGACTATCAAATAGCCATTGGAGACTCGGCATGGGATATCCCTATGCTATGTAAGGCAAAACACTTATTTTGTCCAGCTGATGCTTCTTTAGAGGTAAAGTGCTTAGATGGGGTCCATCCCCTAATGACACCCGGTGGGCAAGGAATCATGCTCGAATTGGTCCGCATACTTAGTCAATGGAATACAGATGTTGATAAGTAGTACTACTTAGATTTGGTAGATTCAATAATTTTTCGTATATTAGGGGGTGAATAAAGGGTAAAAAATCAACGAGCCTTCAATCCTTCGGGGTTGAGGGCTTTTTTACTTATGCCGTACAAATCAAGAGCCCAAGCAGCCTACTTTAACCTAAACAAGAAAAAACTTGAGAAGCAAGGGGTTAACGTAGATGAGTGGAATAGAAAAAGCAAAGGTAAGAAACTACCCAAAAAGAAAAAATAACCATTGTCATCACTAACCACCATAGACTGGGACCTTGTTGCAGAATACCTGATGGCAGGCTGTTCCGGTGTCGAAATTGCAGCACAAATAGGAGTACACGAAAACACTCTGTATCAACGATGTAAGTCTGATTTAGGGGTAGATTTTGTGGCATTTAAGCAAGAAAAGCAAGCGGCTGGGGAATCATTATTACGCAAAGTGCAGTTTGATACCGCAGTCAAGGATAAAGACCGAACCATGTTAGTCTGGTTAGGCAAACAAAGGTTAGGTCAGAAAGAAAAGGCAGAGCAAGATATTAAGGTTGATGGTGGCATTAACATAATATTCAAGCCTGTCAATGAAACAAGTTGAGATACGATATACTAGTGTCTTTGAAAGGAACTTGCTAGCCTATCAGGCAAAAAAGTATAGGGTGATAGCCAACCAAGGCTCTACCCGATCCGGCAAGACCTATTCAATATCTCAGCTTTTAGCTCTTTACATACCGCATAAGGAGAAAGTAACGATTTCGGTGGTTAGTCCATCCTTACCCCATTTGAAAAGGGGTGCTAGGCGCGATATCCTAAAGATACTCGAAGATGCTGGCATCTACTCAGATGACAACTTTAACAAGACCGACAATGTCTATCACTACCCTAATGGTTCTTATATAGAGTTCTTTGGGGCTGAGGACTCGGGCAAGGTTAGAGGACCAGGGCGAGACATCTTGTATATAAACGAGGCAAATCTATTGCCTCACTCGATTTACCAGCAGTTAGCCCTTAGAACCAAGCAGACCATCTTTTTAGACTTTAACCCAGTCGATGAGATGAGCTGGGTGTACGATGTCGCTGACAGAGAAACTAACCTCTTAATCCATTCAACCTATAAAGACAATCCATTCCTGCCAAGTGAGCAGGTAGCTGAGATTGAAAGTCTGAAAGATGCAGATGAGAATCTATGGAAAGTCTTTGGGTTGGGAGAAAGGGGTAAGTCCTCAGAGATTATCTATACCCACTGGAGGCAAGGTCAGTTCCCGGATGAGTGTGAAACGGTTTATGGCTTAGACTTTGGCTACTCAGTACCAACTGCTTTAGTCAAGGTGGGGTTTCACGAGAAACAAACCTTTGTCAAGGAGATGCTTTACGAAACTAAGCTAACCACCACCGATTTAATAGAAAGGCTTAAGGTGCTAAACATCAAGAGGTCTGATGAGATTTACTGTGATGCTGCCGAGCCTAAGACTATTGAGGAACTGGTCAGAGCTGGGTACAATGCCAAGCCAGCCGAAAAGGATGTCTATGCAGGCATCCAAAAGGTCAAGAGCCAGCCTTTAATCGTTACACCTGACAGCACAAACCTGATTAAAGAGATTAGGTCCTACAAGTGGAAGGTTGACAAAGATGGCAAGGTCCATTCAGATGAGCAACCAGTTAAGATGTGGGATCACCTGTGCGATGCGATGCGGTATGCAATTTACACGAAACTAAACAAGCCCCGATTTGAGGTGATGGCTTGGTAAAATAAAGAAAGTGGGTAGAATAAAAGATGCGTGGGATGCGTTAACTAAGAAAGCGGTGCCGATGATGCCGGTAGGTCAGCCTTTTGCTTCCTATCAGGTAACTGGGGGCACTTTTGTTGGCATCAGCGATAACAGAACTAACTACATAAGAGACGGTTATCAGGTTAATGATATCCTTTACTCAACCATAACCCTGATTACAGACAAGGTAAAGCTGCCCGATTGGACCACCTACAAGGTTGTCGATGAAGCCGCCTTCAAGTCGTATCAGGGCTTAATGAGAAAAAAGGACATCTCTACCGAGGACTTTCAAAAGGCAATGGGCTATAAGAAAAAAGCCTTAGAGCCTATTTATGTTGATAGACTTACTGAGCTTTTACGATACCCTAACGA